CTCGTGGTACCAATTGGCAGCACCATTGGCCCGAGTGGAGCATCCAATCTTCTTAATCTTCAGTCAGGTCACTTTGCTGTGTCAGGTACAATGTCGGGGTCACAAGACCTCCATGTGGGGGCAATAATCCTTTGCAAAGGTCCGATATCAAGTTCAGCCACCCTTGAAAGCAGAGATGGTGTTATAACGGCAGGCAACATTATGACGGAGGCCGGCAACCTATGGGTAAGTGGCAGTTCGTATTTAGGAGATGCGAATGGCCATCAAACTCTAGTCACTGGTACTCTAGAAGTGCGGGGCACTTCGCTCCTGGGCGCACTTGTGGTGACCGGTAGCAGTGTGGGGATCGGAACTTTAACTCCCTTATACGATTTACATGTAAACGGCGCCGGTGCTACGGTTGCCACCATTGATGGTGGTGCTAGCTCAGATGCTTATCTTAAGATGGCAACAAATGGAACAGAAAAGGCATTCCTTAAGTTAGGCTCTGGCGGAAATCTTATACTGGCACAAGATGCAGCTGGTGGAGATCTTCAACTTAAGGCAAAGCCCGGAGGTGTATCCACCACATATCTTACCTTGGATGGTGGTGCAAACACGCTAACGGCCTCAGTTGATACTTATGTCCTAGGCGCTTTACATCAGAGTGGATCAAACTATCGGAAATATATCAACAAGGACATAAATTACGTCTTGACGAATACAGATAGTATCGTTTATATAGGTCACGCTACGAATAGTCTCACAGCTTCGTTGCCAAACGCGTCGACTGTAGGCGGCATCGTTTATACGATCAAAAATTCCAATGTCGCACCTTTGGTAATTAAGGCGGATGGGGCACAGCTCATTGATGGCCAGGGCTCAATTACGGGCTCTATTGGACAATCGTGGACGCTAGCAGCCAACGGGGATGTGTGGATGGTGTTGTCTTCTCATTTACTGCCGCCTGAATAAATAATAGGGTTTTGCCCTATAATAGCACTATTTATTTTGAACTGTTATCATTTTAGGAGTTAATTTATGTCCAACTTGCTGAAGGAAGCTATCGTTGATGCTCAAGCACTTAGAGAGGCAGCCCTTAAAAGCGCCGAATCATCCATTATTGAAAAATATTCCAACGAGGTGCGTAACACTCTCGACAAGCTTTTGGAGCAGGAAGAAGAACCCCCAGCAGAAGAAGATCTAGCAGCCGACTTACTTGGCGGCGCCGAAGGCGGAGCAGATCCTTTAGCCGGCTTAGATCCGATGGCTGCAGCCGGCCCACCGCTGGGGGGCGAAGGCGAAGCAGTACAAGAGGTCGCCGTGGATGTACCGCTAGGGGCAGCAGAGGGCGAAAAGCTTTGTGCGTGTCCCGATGAAGGACAAGTTGCAGAAGTGAGCGTTAATTTGGACGAACTGCGCGAAGCTGTTGAAGCACTCAAGACCGAAGCGGAAGACAGCGAAGAGATTGATATTTCCGATGTCATCTCAGAACTTCTCGACGAAGGCGATATAGCCTATTCCCGGAACATTCCCTCCGAGCCAAAATCTCCTGAAGATTGGGAAATTACTGGAGGCGAAAGCAAGGGAGACGATGAGACTGCCAAAGACCCGGCCGCTGGTGAAACAGATGAGGAGGAGATGACAGGTGCAGGATTAGAAGAGACCATTGAACTCTCAGAAGATGACATCGAATCTCTCGTTGAAAAGCTCGTGGTCGACATGGGCGCTGAACTATCTGGCTGGGCCGGCCGCTCCGCTTACGATGTTAAGTGGCAGATGGAAAAAGAGATGGCCCACCGCCGCACCACCGAAGTGGCCGAAGATTTTGAAGATTTGAAGAAAGCTCAAAAAGAATTGGTTTTTGAAAATAACCAACTCACTGAGACTCTTTCACAATATAAGCAAGCAACTCAAGAGTTAAAGGAGAATTTACATGATGTAAATCTTTCCAATGCTCGTTTGCTTTACACGAACCGTGTTTTGAGAAATACCTCCTTAAATGAGCGGCAAAAAGATAAGATTGCCGATGCTATTTCGAAAGCTGGTTCAGTAAGAGAGGCGAAAACGATATATGAAACGCTTCAAAGCACAGTGGAGTCTACACCAAAGCGTGGACCACAATCACTGAGCGAAGTTATCAATCGTCCATCCTCGATTATTCGTGCAACTCGTAAAGAGAAGCACACATCCGATCCGGCAACGGAGAGGATGAAAAAACTAGCTGGCATTATTTAATGCCAAAATATACAAAAACATTTATAGGAGGTATAACAAATGGCTGGTATTGTAGATCGATTAACAGAAGGTATTGTTAATCGCGACATGCGCACCGAAGGTGGTGCGCTCTTAAATAAATGGGAAAAGACTGGACTTCTCGAAGGTTTAGGTAAGGAACGTTCCCGACACACAATGGCTCGTTTGCTTGAGAATCAAGCGAAAGAGCTACTACGCGAAAGCAGCACAATGAGCGCTGGTGATGTTGAAGGCTTTGCGGCCGTCGCATTCCCCATCGTCCGTCGCGTTTTCGCTGGGCTGATCGCTAACGATCTCGTTAGTGTTCAGCCGATGAGTCTACCTAGTGGGCTTATCTTCTTCCTGGACTTCACCACCTCTACGGATGGTGCAGGCCTCCCTCGTCTCGGTTGGACGGCTGCAGAGCAGTCGCTATACGGTGGCGGACGGATTGGTTCTCAGTTGACGGGTGGTGTGACCCTCTCTGGAGATAACGCCGAAGCTGGGCCGTATGCGCTCAACAACGGTTATGCATCTCCAACGGGTTCATGGGCTCAAGCCGGCAGCGACTTGGTTATTATAGCATCTGGTGCAGTTGGTTCTGGGGCCGGTACACAACCTCACGCTCTTAGTGCTGGGAATCAGGCAACGCTTGATTCACTTTGTCAATATGATGTTGATCTTTCGGGTTCTTCTGTTATTGTTGTCGAAGCCACTGGTTCAAGCGCCGGCCAATTTGAGCAGCTCAATGTCAATAACTTGGTTGCTATTTCTTTGGCTAGCCAAGCGTTCACATCGGGCGAAGCAGCAAACCTTACTTGTAACCTCATTCGTCGTTGCACTAGAGTTTCTAGTGGGTCGGCTACTGAGGATCCGAGTAATGCAGCCTATAAGATCACCATGGTTTTTGCAAACCTGAGTGGTACTGTAGGACTGTCGCCCGTTAACGGTTGTCAGCAGTGTGTTCAGAGTATCACATCTTCGGACGCCTTCCTGCGGATTCCGATTGATGACAACTTTACCACGAGCACTGCTCTTGGTTCTGTTATTGGTACGACGGAGTGGGGACTGGAAGGTAACTCGCGCATCCCCGAGATCGATATCAAAGTCGATTCCGTGGCTGTCACCGCGATGACCAAGAAGCTGAAGGCTAAGTGGACACCGGAGTTGGGTCAAGACCTCAACGCCTACCACAACCTTGATGCCGAGGTCGAGCTAACTAGCATTCTCTCTGAGCAAATTGCTCTTGAGATTGATCGTGAGATCCTTGAGGATCTTATTGTCGGTGCTAAGGCGGCTACGTACTACTGGTCACGCTCACCGGGTCTCTTCGTGAACCGTACAAATGGTCAAGAAATTGGAGCGTCTTCGGCTGCTCCTGACTTCACCGGTACGGTTTCCGAGTGGTATGAGACTCTTGCAGAGACCATCAATGATGTGTCCGCGCAAATCCATCGTAAAACTCTACGTGGCGGAGCTAACTTCATCGTCTGCGGACCTGAAGTTGCCAATGTCCTTGAGTTCACCGCTGGTTTCCGTGCATCAGTTACGGCTGATGATGAGACGGGCTCTATTGGGGCGGTTAAGGTTGGTTCCTTGACCAAGAAGTTCGACGTTTACGTTGATCCTTACTTCCCACGGAGTGTTGTTCTCGTCGGTAGGCGTGGTAGTAGCTTCCTCGAAAGCGGCTACGTGTACGCACCGTACGTGCCACTGCAGACCACACCCACAATCTTTGGACCGGAAGACTTCGTGCCCCGCAAGGGAGTCATGACGCGTTACGCGAAGAAGATGGTGCGACCTGATATGTATGGTATTGTTATCGTACAGGGTCTACTTGGTCAAGCTGGAGCTACATCCTAATAGATAAACATTTGATATATATTAGGTAAAAAGCACGGCTAAACGTGACACAGAAAGCCCCCTCCCCGAAAAGGGAGGGGGTCTTCTTTGTGTATAAGACTATTTATATGTGAGGCAGGAGTATATCTTTTGTCTCACCTAAATTATAAACACATAAATGGAGGGTTTTAAAAATGGGAACAAAAAGAATAGGCTTGGCGAGAACCCAAGCATTAATTCAGAATTTAAAAAGAGAACTGGATCTTAATGCGTCAACGCTTAAAGATTTCATCGTAGGCGGAGCTGGAGATGCAGCCGCAACGACTGCTTCGACAGGTACTCCTGGCAATTTCGCCTTACGAAAGGCTTCTGAAGCCGCTGGCTATCACATTTACCAAGAGGAGGTCACCTTGATTGGGGCTTCCACAGCAAACGATCAGGGTATGATCTGCTACTTGAGTAAAACACTGCCAGCAAATGCCAAGGTTGTTTCCGCAGCGATTACCGTCACAGAAGTGGCCAATGTAGGTACATTCTTGTGCTCGTTGGTTCTCTCGGCAACGGCGGACACCGTTCGCGGTACCGCGGCCACATCGGCGACAGAACTTGTCGGTGCTGGTAGAGGCTCTGGAGCGCTCATCGCTTCGTCTGGTGGCGCCGCCGGTGACACAGAAATTGGTGTATCCAGCGCTAGTGACTATGCGGATGTCGGAGCAAAGACCTCGGTAATGGTCTGTAACGATGGTACCGGTAACGGCACAGCAGCTATTACTGCTGGCTCTGTTCTCGTAACTATTGAATATTACGGAAGTGCTGCTCCAGCATAAGCTAAAAAAGTTTCTTAATTTTCCCCCCTTCCCTTCTGGGTTGGGGGGTTTTTCTCTTGGAGAGCAAAACTTCAAAAATGTCGATCTCCCAAATTTTTTTCGCCTACAATTTTTGAGATTTTTGTTTTCGAGAATTTTAAAACTACTTACTTTAAAGGAGACATCTTATGAACCCCCGTAGAAGGTTAGAGTGGAAGCTTAAGGCACGCACCGCCAATCAGGTAGTGGACGTAGTTCCGACCAGCGTTTCAGCCGTCAAGGCTGAAACAGTGGTAGAAGAGGAGGTAGTGGCCAATGTGACGCTTGAAGCGCCAAAAGTCATTATTCCAAAAAAGCCCGTCACCAAAAAGAGCAAAGTTGGGCGCACTTTAAAGAAAACCGTTAAAACTAAAATCCAGTAATGGTTTTATAGAGAAAAAGACCCCCAGCATGTCTGGGGGTTTTGTTTTGTAGAGACTAATTACGAAGAGGAGAACTGCGTCGATGCCCACCAACCTAAACCCCAAATCTGAGAATAGCTCAGTTATTTTGCCCGCTAGCGGTGCCTACGGCTCAAATGCCGCGGCAAAAGTGGTGAGGGGTTCCGTACCATTTGGAGTGTACACTGGATCCCACCTGTTTTTAACAGGGGCAGCCCTGCAGGTTGCGTATGTATATAAGAAGCTGGGTGGTGATGTAGTAGACATTGAAT